ATATTCAGCATCCACAACCTCGGAGCGTTCCCGCCGGCACATCAGAACTGCCGTTGCTGGGTCGAACCGATAGACGAACGGAAGGGCAGATAATGGCAGGTGGTGTATCTGTTCAGATGTCCGTGACGGGACTAAAGGAACTCATTGGACGACTTCATGGCGCGTGGAGTTGGGCGCATAATTTATTCGCCGATGCAATGGGTAGGTCGCTTGATTCGTTACAGGAGAATGTGCCGCCGTATGCGCCAGAGCGGGCGGGACAGACGTACCAGCGCACCGAACGGCTGGGGCGTAGTCTCGGCTCTGGCTTCGGCGGCGGCGCAAGTAGTGGCAAGCCCGATATATTTGAAGTATCCATATCAGGCAACGCTGTCGAAGGTCGTTTTGGTACTCGCGTCGGATATGCTGAGTATGTCATTGGCGAAGGCACACAGGCATGGATGCACGCGGGCAGATGGTGGACGGTCAAGAAAATCGTCAACAGTGCAATGAAAACCATCTCTGGCATTTGGAGCGCGGTCGGTGAACGCATCGGCGCGTATATCTTGGGAAGGAAGTAATGGCAATCGAACTCGTCCCCGCCCTGCTTTTCCGTGAATACCTCAAACAGCGCCGGCAGGCGTTATTGATGGAGATAGACAATATCGAGCGCACGCTAGATTTACACCCGCGCACGTCCGAACTCCGTAAGGCGGAAAAGGACGAACGTTACCAGCGATTGACACAGGCGACAAAACCAGAAACAGCCGCGTAAAAGTATTATGGTATAATTATCCCAATCTATAAAAGGCAGTCCCAAAAGGAACGCCGTTTCTCGTGGCAGTCAAACAGACGCCGCGCAGAAACGGCTTTTTTGTTATGAATAATAAATCAACCCTCATTCAAGATTTTGTCACCGTTAAGCCGGGCGAGGCGTTCCGCCTGTTTCCGTTCGGTACGATTTACAAGAACGGCAAGCGGCGCGATGTTACGCCTGAGTTTGCCAAGACGATCAACCTTCCCCATTTTCGCGCCCCGATTAAACTTGGGTCGCATGATGACGTAACGCCCGCAGGCGGATTTATCACAGGGCTGGAAGTGCGCGAAGACGGGATTTATGCCGTGCCTGAATGGAATGAGCAGGGATTGAAAGCTATGCAGGACGGCGCATATCGGTACAATTCGCCTGAGATATTATGGTCAGGTGGTTTGGAAAACCCAAGCGACGGAAGCGCAATAACCGCTCCGTTGATTCTTGGCACGGCGTTGTTGCACACTCCCCATCTCGGAGAGGCAACCGCCCTGTACGAAGTCGAAGTAATCGAAACCAATAAGGAGCAAAACATGGAAGAAAATGTAACCTTCCCGAAGTCCATCTTTGACAGGTTCATTGCCCCCCTGTTTGAACGCAAGCCCGAAACCGTCGAGGTCGTGAAGACCGTCGAACCTGAGGACTATGCCGCAACCAAGCAGGAACGCGATGAATTGAAAGCGCAGATGGAAGCACAGCAAGCCGCCGCAATCAAGGCGGGGCGTGTGGAGAAATTTACCGCCTCGTTGAAAGAGACCAAGGCGGATGTGACCCTCGCTGAATTGCTTGCCGAACTGCCCGACGAAAAAGCCGAACTGGTGATGAGCCAATTCGGAAGCGGGCGATCCCAAAGCCGCCTTCAATGCCGCCGTGCTTGCGACAATGAAAGAAAAGAAAATTGATAATTACAATGCCGCGTTTGAATTGGTCAAGGCTTCCATGCCTGATTTATTCAAAGCGTGGGCAAAATAGGAGGCTGAACAATGTCAGCATTTGGGCAATATCTTACTTGGCATAATGTCAAAGCCAACTCGACGGGTCTGGCGTCCAGCCAGTACACATGGGTGAAAATGGCATCCACTGCGGGGCGTGTGGTTGCGGCAGGTGTGTTGAACTCCACCACCGCACTTACGCTTGGTCCAGTGGGCATTTTGATGAACTCCCCCGCAGGCGGGGAAGAGGCGGAAGTCGCGTATAGCGGCATCGCCAAATTGAAGGTCGCCACCTCGACGATTGTCATTGGCGATCATGTCGGTATCAACTCAACGTCACTCGGAACGGATGCGGCTCGGACGGATAACACCGCTTTTGCCGCCGTTGCTGGTCAGGCTTCTGCCGCCGCGAACGACATTATCACCGTCATTCTGAATGGCGGCGCAAACATTCAGCGGACGTAAGGGAGATTCTCAATGGCACAACCTACTCATTCCGAAGTTCAGGCGGTTGATCCCGTCCTGAGTAACATGCTCGTGGGGTATCAGCAGTCACAAGACCGCTTCGTTGCGGATAAAGTGTTCCCGCTCATCCCCGTAGACAAACAGGGTTTTCTTTATTACCTGTTCACCAAAAAGTATTGGTTCCTCGATGAAATGAAGGGACGCACCCCCGGAGCGGCGTATGCCCGCGCTGGTTACAGCGTCAGTACGGCATCGGGGTACGCGAACACTTGGGGTCTTGAACACCTCATTGCGGACGAAGCCCGCGCTAATAACCAGATGCCGATGGCGTTGGAACAGGCTGGCTTGCAATGGCTCGCGCAACAGTCGCTCATCCGACGCGAACGCGCATTTTCCGCCGACTTCATGGCTCTGTCCGTTTGGGCAACCGATGACAACAATGCCACGACCGATTGGGACGATTTCGCCTCGGGCGACCCAATCAACGATGTCTTGACCGCCCGACGCACCATCAGCAATAACACAGGTATGGACGGCAACACGATGGTCTTGGGCTATATCGTGCATCAGGCTCTCGTCAATCACCCCGACATCATTGATCGCGTGAAGTATGTCCAAGTGGCGACCCTCGCCACAGTGGAATCGGCTCTTGCCTCCGCGTTCGGTGTTTCCTCGTACATCGTCGGCAAGGCGTCATTCAACAGCGCGAACGAAGGGCAAGCCTTTGTTGCTGGCGCAATCATTGACGATGATTGCCTTGTGTGCTATCGCTCACCCTCCCCCGGTATCATGTCAGCTTCGGCTGGCTATACCTTCGCATGGGACGGCGGCGGCGGCGGCGGGCAAGTTATTCAATACCGCGAACCACAAACCGACAGTGATGTCCTCAAACTCAAAGAGGCGTGGGACCAGAAAGCGGTTGCAACTGACCTCGGCTATTTCTTCGCCGATGTAGTCTAAGGAGGTGCGTAATGCCGCATCCTCAATCTTCACCGCGTGGCATGTTTGCAAAGAATCGGATTGATTTCGGCGCGTATTCCATCACCGTCAACTCGACGGCGTTGATTCTGCCGAACTCCGTCCGCATCGGGTCGAAGGCATCTTATCTGTCCAGCAATTCGACAGGGATTTTATTGGGTGCGCGTTATATCTCGACCAACACCACAGGCAACACCACCACCTAACAAGACAGGCGGGGAGGCATACGCTCTAGCCTCCCCGCCGCATGTCAGAAAGGCAGTAGAGCGTGAAAGAAAAAGAATATAAAGGCTCTTGCTATATCGCGGTCGTGGGCAGTGAGAACGAACCCGGCATTTGTCGGGATAGCATCGAAGCCATAACACGGCACAAGAGCGACACCGCGCCTCAGCACATCAGAGCGACGAAGGGCTACGAAGCCCGACAGATGCACCTTAACAACTGGTACGAGAGAACGAAGCACCCGTTTCTGTTACTGCTTGACCACGATATGTACTTCCCGCCGCATACATTGGAAAGATTGCGGGCGAACAAAAAGCCGTTTGTTTCTGGCTTTTACATGCGCCGCACCATCCGCCCCGTGTACCCTGTCTGGTTCGAGCGCGGTGAAACTGGCGTCATGCCGCAGAAACCGATGGTTGCCCTGCCTGAGCAGGACAAGATTTATCCCATTGGCGCGTCGGGCTGGGGTTGTATGTTGATACATCGTGACGTGGTAACGGCGGTTAAGAAGTTACTCAAAGGCGAACCCGAGATCATAGAAGACGATATGGACATATATCCTTATGACCTGCCGAAACTGTTGAAGGCGCGAAAGATTGTTATTGAGAGTTTGAGCGGCAAGCCCGTCGGTGAGAAAAAGGCGAAGTTTGCGCTGGAAACCTTTGTGAACGAAATTCGCCCGCTACGCGGCATGAAGGACGCCGTAGGCTCTGACATTCGCTTTCCATTCTATGCACAGTTAGCGGGTTTCCCTTTGTTTGGCGATACGGGCGTGCTTTGTGAACACATCACCCCGTATCCTGTGTCCATTCACGACTGGCTCAACCAACCCGCCGCCGCCGTCAGGGACATCAGCCTCGCCATTGCTGAGGAAGACCGCAGGGAACGCGAACGTATCCATAAGGCGGTTGCATGAAACTCAATATTCTTTCCCCTTACGAATCCGCCGCCATGCTGAGGTTGTCAAACCCGCTCTTGGAATTATCCAAGATTTACGAAGTGGCGCTCTCGAAAGAATTTGACCCTGAAGCCGATGTAACCGTTCATGTCCCTTGGCATACGCTGGTCGAAGATATGGATTATGGCAAAGGCAAGCATGTCGCCATGTACACCCATTGCACACCGGGAAGTGAACCAGAGTTATTCAAAGCTTGTGAGCGGGCGGACATCGTAACCGCCATGTCGTTCACAGGACGGCAAGAGTTATTGAACTACGGCGTTGACCCTAAAAAGATATGGGTGACGCCCTCCGCCGCCGACGGATTCTTTTATCGTCGCCGCACGATTTTAGTGGTTGGCTTTCCGCAACCGAACGGGCGCAAGCGCGAAAGTATCCTGCTTGACCTTGCTTGGAAGTATGATTTATCCGCCTATCAATTTATCCTCGTCGGCGGCGGCTGGGAAGACACGGCGAAGAAACTCCACACGTTAGGCGTGGAGTGCAAAACCGCCGTCACGCTTGACGATAATGTATTACAGACGTTTTACCATTCGATGGATGTCATGCTGGTGACGGGTTATATGGAAGGCGGCTCATTGCCGATTTTGGAGGCGTTATCGTCGGGCTTGCGGGTTTTATCCCCCCGCTTCGGGTATGCGGCGGATTATCTTGACGAACAGGATTTATACGACACGCCCGAGGAGTTAATCGAAACACTGGACGCCATGACTGAACAAGGTTTGAAATACCACCAAATCGTGCGGGCGTGGAAATGGTCGGACTATATCGCGGAGTACGCCTTGATTATCGGCAGGTTGACAGGTCAATCCGTTGACCTATATCCCAACATGGGTATGAGCCGTTACGGGCAACTGCTAGACGTGATGGACGAGATACGACCCCGCAGGATATGCGAGATTGGCACATGGAACGGCACGCAAGCGTGGCGTATGTTGCAGACCGCTGGCAAGTATTATCCGATGAAGCGGGTCGAGTATCAAGGCTTCGACCTCTTCGCCGAACAGACAGCGGAACAGTTTAACAGAGAGTTGTCCAAAGTCGCTTATCCGCTCGATGTGGTGCGGAAGCGCATCGAAGCAATAGGTGCAGAGATTGAACTTGTACCGGGCGACACATTGGACACGATAAACCAAATCAAGCCTGCCGACTTTTATTTTGTGGATGGCGGTCACTCGGAATATACAATTAGCAATGACGGCTGGGCTGTGCTTTGGAAACTGGATGATTTTGGCGGCGTGGCAGTGTTCGATGATTACTACCACAAAGGCAAGCCCGACGGCATGGGCTGTAATCTTTTTATAGACAACCTGCCGCCCGCTTTTGAAGCAATACACCTGCCCGCCCGCACCTTGACAGAGGACGGGCGTGAGATAGGAATGGTGAAGGTATGCCGCAATACGTCTACGGCGATGAAAACGGACACCGCAAGGAATTAACCCTGACGTTCGCACAGGCGGATACCGCAATCGTTTTGTGCGACCAATGCGAGAGCATCATGCACAGGATACCGCAGGCGGCGATGGTGAACTGGGGCGGGCTTCCGCCTCACCAAACAGACAAACGCCCGCCGCAGATACAAAAATGGTTGAAGAACGCGGACGAAAGCCGCGCCAAATTTTTAGACACCGAAAGGAAGAAATAACATGGCTGGCAAAAAGAAAATCGAAGAACTACCGCAAGATGAAGACGAGATGCTCCCCATTGAAGACGCCCCGCAAATCGAAAAGGCGCAAAGTAAAAAAGGATTGTACGCCTACGCCGATTTTGAGATTGACGGCGAGGTGTGCAAGGCGGGCGAGGCGTTTACCCTCCCGCGCGGCTGGCAACGCGCCCCGCAATCAGACGAGTTATTG